ATTCAGTGTTTAGCCTTGCGTGGAACGTAGGTCATGCAGGTTTTACAGGCTACTCATTAGGTACTAACCTTAATACTATAGCAGGATCAGATGACACTGAGGCTGAAAAGAACACAGCTTATCTACGGGAGCTAAGGACTAACTTGCTTGATGTGGTAGGTAATACAGGTGGCAAGGTGCAACGGGGCTTAGCCAATAGACGGGGTAGGGATTATAACCTAGCTGCTAGTGCATTAGGTGGTAGTAATATAACACACTATAAGGTTACTAGAAGATTCTCGGAGGAGGATCCCACAGTAGAAATAGGTTCTACTATTAAGTACTATGATGGCGACACTGAAGTTAGGTCAGTACTTACCAGCAAGACTATGACTACAAGTGAACAGCTTAAGTCTGGTATTAAAACTAAAGTAACGGGAGCTACGGAAGATGTAGCCTATACAGACCTCACTAATTGGGATGATGCAATAGCCTAATCACTTTATGCAAGACAATAAAAAGCCCCTTAATTGGGGCTTCTTTGTTTCTACCTAGTGTGTTAAGACCTTAGGTGGGGGAGTCCAGCCTTGCTCTATCAAAGCTTCAATGACTGCTTCATCCTCTAGCTCTACTATCTTAGTATGCATTGCCTCCTCAATAGACTTCATTGTGATACCTGATACCAACTCAAGTGAACCATGATCCTGATTCAGTGTAGGCCTAACAAAGACCTCGCCTCGGAACACTCCCTCCTCGTCTTTAGTACTCATTCTTCCATCCCCTCTACTATTAAGTTGTTGTTCCAATCATACCTTATGGGAGCATCTTGCATACATACTATGCTTAAGGGTTCCTTTGGGGTTTCTTCTATACCCTGCCAAAAGAGTATGTAAAGGGTGCCTGTCATTAGCACACCCCCTAGTAGGCTTGTTGCTGCAAAGCTAAATAAGCTCACAAGCCCCACCACCACAGGCTGCTTCACCTGCTAGATCTGTTTCATCTACTGCCTCAATAACCTTGGTCAAGTCAATGTCATTCAAGCTACGCTCTAGCATGTTGAATCGTTCCTCAGTTATATCTTCAAAGGGCGCTTGTGTATAAGTACCCCCATTGTATGGCAGTACAGCAATACCATTGAAGGTGTTACGGTTCTTCCACATCCACTCACCTACATCAGGCCACTCAGTATCCTTAACAGAGATAGTGCAAGACACATTGTGTGAGTTCTGCCCTTCTCTATGGCCTACCTGTACCCAGTCGGTATTGAATAGACGTACACGTTCTAGCAAGTCTAGTGCATTCTCAGTACGTAAGATAGATCCTAGTGGAGCTTTCTGTGGTATCTCTACTACAGCCTGTCCCTCAGGGTTAAAGAACTCGTCTTCCACTAGCTCTGGATGGTGCTTAGCTAAGTGCTGGTACAATGCTTCGTTCTTTCCTAGTCTTTGCCTACGAATATAATAGTCGTTGTGCCAAGCATGAATGCCACTAGAAGTCCCAAGTACACAGCTACTGGTTCCCGAAGGCTTGACAGTAGTGCAACGAGCAGCAACATTAATGCCAAGAAGTAGAGCAACTCTCTCGTTCTCTTTCTTAACTTCTTCAGCCGCTTCAACGAGGTCATAGGATAGTATAACGCCAGAACCAATTCCCGTTTGACCAACTCCAATGAGAGCATCACGCTCTGTCGTTTCTTTCCACACATCACGGAGATAGTGGAAGTCAGTGTACCCAGCTTGTAACGTACCAATAAGAGAAGCTGCTCTTGATCGTTCATTCAAGTCCTCCTGTGATGTTATATCACTCACGTTTAGCTCGACTAAATTACAGAATTGATATGGGCGTAACCCGATTTCGCAACATGGATTTGTCCCCCAGTCTTTATCATTACTGAAATAAACTCCGGGTTCACCTGACCCACTCGCCTCTACTCTCTTCCACAACTTAAGGAAGTCATCTTTAGTAGCACGATGCCGTAGAATAACTGCACTGTTATTAGCACGACCACGTTGAGGGTTGTCTTCATACCAAGTGCCTACCTTACATGACATCATATCAAGATCATCCATGCTGAACAAGGAGATCAATGCAGCCCTACGTATGCCACCTGCTAACACTGCATCTGCAATGTAACACATGAGGTCATGCACTTCTAATGTACTAAGCTTGCGTCCTTTAGCTTCGTCTAGCACTGACTTAAGTTTGTGAATACAATCCTTCAATGGTTGAGGGCCGGGAGCCTTACCACCTGAGGTAATCAACATGGCACCCTTAGGGCGTATGTCACGATAGTCAAACTCAACTTCCATAAGGCCATTGAAGTAAGACTCCATCAGTACCTTTACTGCATCTGCCCAGCCTTCTATGTTGTCAGACACTAGGAACCTACGCTTACGTTCCTTAGGGCCACGTACCTCAGGTAGCTGGGTAACATGGTGACGCTGCACAGAGTACCCTACACCTGTACCACCTAGCAGTAAGAACATTGTCTCACTAAAGGCTTCTACTTCTGACACGGGCAGGTATGCACAGTTAAAGATTCGGTTAGGTGCTAGCTCAATAGGTGCTCCACCAAACTGGAGAGAGCGCATAGACGGTAGGGCTTTCTTAGCATACACAAACTTATATGCGTCCTCAATCTCTGTGACCATATGCGGATACTTACGCTGGTGCATATGCTTGTTACGGGTTACTAACTCGTCCCATGTCTCACGCCTCTGTAAGGTGGGGATGTACTTAGCATACTTAGAGAATACTGTAATGTCGCTAAGTATCTTGTTCGATGTTTCCATAATCTTTCCTGTTAATTTATAGGGCTGTATAGTTATACTGATTTATTGGTAAATGTCAAGACCTATTTGTACTAATCTAATATTATCCCTGCTATTAAGAATAAGACTATGCCCCCTGATATTACATACTCCATTAATCTAGCCCTGCTTTAAAGTGCTTCATAAAATGATCCATCTTACTCTCGTATGTGTAGGCAAATTTATTCTCCAGTAACCAGTCCTCCATACATCTACGTGTGCCATTCTTCCGCTTCTGTGCTCCGGGTAATGCCACATTCTCTGAGTGTAGTACAAATACTATGACTGCCATTGGGTTAGACTTACGTACATGTAGGTACTTATCCATTTCATGTCGTGTTCTGAATCTTCCTTTGACTTCAAACCATACGTTGTCCCTTACCCCGTCAGGTGTATACTTCCTACTCTCTACAACTTCATAGTCTACCTTAAGGGGTTCGTAATCTATGTCCTTCATGGGGCCATAAGAAAACAACCTAAACTCTAACCATGAACGATAGGGCTTAGGCTGGTCACGGTTCATTACGAGGTAATCACTCCATGATTCGTATGGCTTAGGAGGCTTAGCTACACAGTTCATACCGCATGTCTTACCTAGGATACTAGGTGTTACCTTACGTGCCTTAGGCTTAAATTTCTTCTTACCATAGCCCCAACTCATAGGCATTCCAGTAACTTATTCAGATACCATTTCGCTTTCTCAATGTTAGTACGTACTTCCTGCTTCCTGTTTGCCCTCCATGTGTACTTGATGTTGTTACCTTTACAGAATCCTTGGAACTCCTCCTCTGTTAGTGCTGCTTGGATAGCATCAATACATTCAATGTCACCCACACCATCCGACTTGTAATGGTTAGGATGGTTAACCAAGTCCTCTAGTACATCATCTAAGTTACCTACGTTGAAGTTCTCCTCTACCCTACTCTGTGTAGCTCTGCTTGATTTTTCATAATCTAACATATTACCATCCTTATCTCTGTCTCTACATTCAGGGCATAACGCCCTACTAATACCCATATAAGCCCCACAGGTAGTACAGTCATAGTGCATCAGTCAACCTCCTCTGCTATGTCCATGATCTTACCAAGAGACTGAGCAATATTACCTACGTGCTTTACTACTGACTTCTGTTCAGACTTCCAATCTCTTACTGCCTGTGCGAAGTTATTCTTGCTAGTGAATGTTGCAATCCAATAGTCTTTTAGTTCTACCTCTGTGTGTAGATGGGCTATGATTTCTTCTAAGTCTTCTATCCTCCGCTGTTGTCCTTTACTCATTAACCTTCTCCTTCACATTTAGTGTTGAAGTCTAGTGTAATAACATTACCTGACATACCTGTTATCTTACTCTTTGGCTGTACCTTAGGCTCTTCTTTGTCAGCAGTATCCAAGTCTTCCACCATACTGTTGGTGTACTCTTCTAGTGCATCATCAAAGTCTTCATTCTCCATACAGAACTGAACCATTGCTGCCATCTTGTATGCTAAGAACATTAG